TCTTCACACACCAAAATCTTCGCCCGCCTGAAGCGTCTTTTAAATACTCATCGTCATTAGTTGTCCCAACGAACACACATTGACGGGGGTAAGATTGTGATCGTCGTCCATAAGCTTTTCTAGCAATGTCCGATTGTCTTGTGATGAATGCTTTAAGTTCATTTGATTCGGCACGATTCATTGAAGCAAGTTCACCTAACTCGATCAACCAACGTCCCCGCATATTGTCGATAACATCTTTGTTCGATATGTCCCCGAGTGAATCGGAATACCATTGGTCGGCAAGGATGCGCACGAAGGTTGACTTACCGATCCCTTGATCACCTTCCAAAATAAGAATATGATCGAACTTCACGCCCCCGTTGAACACACGGGCAACGGCGGCTGTCATAAACTTGCGACCAATGTCCGCAAGGTATCTTGTATCACCTACGGCACCACAATATTTAGTAAGCAATGAGTTTAATCGTTCCTTGCCGTCCCATTTAAGCGACTTCAAATATCTTTGAACCGGGTGAAAAGAATTCTCCTTACCTAACTGAAGAGTAATCGACGAAATCTTTTGCTCTGAAGTCTCAATGCCCCATTCTTTAGACAGCCATGTTTGAATGCGAATATCATCAAGGTCAACTAACTCACGACCAACGTCCGATGATTCACCCCAAGGCGGCGCGAAGGTATAAACGTTTGATTGATTAAATTCATCATACGCAAACACGCATTGATCAGTCGGCGATTCAACATTCAAATTCTTCATAATCAAATACATATTATAAGATGTATTCTTGTAACCCGTGCGGGATCGCTCTAGTCGAGTAACCCACGAAACAAGTTCTTCTTCCTGATTCATCATTTCGTCGTCGCTTAAGGCAAGCATTTCGTCGAGATCATCAACGATCGCAAGATCACGAAACGATGATTCGGCACTCACTTCACTTCTTATCTTATCAATCTGCGTTTGAAGCCAACGGGCTGAAGCAATGATGTCACCCTTGCCCGCCTCTAAAGGTTTCTCACTCATAAAATGTGATTGATCAGTTAAAACCGAAAAGATTTGTTCGTCGGTTAAGCCCGCATAAATCAGCGCGTTCAATGAAGCGAATAGTGCTTCACTACGCGAAGGATAGTTTGCAAAGCCTTCACCCGATGTGATCAAGTTGAAAAACTTTTCACTTATCGGAGTTGAAAACAAATCGACATGATCAAACTTAACTTCTTTATCAGACTTCTTTATAAGACGAACACGCGACGGCACAAAATTTTCATGCAACGGTATCGCTTCATAATCCCTGATAGGATATTCCCAAACGTAAGGCTTAAGAGAATCCGGGTGTGTTGATGGGGGAAGCACGACTTGTTTGCCTTCACCGAAGACATCAACTTCCCACGCTAAACGCATTCGATAACCCGCATTCACTTCTTCGATTGTAAGCCCTTCAGTATCGCCCTTCGATGCTTGAACGGACGGCATGAACACTTTAACTTTGTGCCCTGATCGAACCGCTTTGAACGATTGTTGTGGGTTCTTTGTTCTAAAATAAAAGTGACATGATCCCCCACCACGACCGGATAAAACCCGGGGCGCGAATTCGTGTGACGGGCAAAAGGCACTCAAAGCTTTTTCCATTTCTTTCAAGTGAACCGGATCGCTCGACTTCACATCGCAATCGAGAACGCAAAGATATGAACCGTCACTTAACTTCGACGGCGTACCTAAACGAACACCAACGTTCATCGCTTTCTTAAATTCTTTTTGTAACTGATCCCATGACTTTCGGGGACCGCTAGCCCAATTGTCCCCTACGGGACGCTTAGACTTAGGATATAGGTTCAGTATGCCGAAGCCCATATCCCACAATCTTTTTACTTCATCAAGTGTTTCCATGTCTTCTCCACGTTCGTCCTTTCATAATGTCACAAATAGTCGGTTGCGATATGCCAAACTTTTTCGCAAGCTTACTTTGTGAAATTTTCCCAGACTTATATTCTTTTCTTATTTTATTAACTTGAGATAATGACAGCTTTGAAAACGTACATTTTTCGCCGCTATGATGAAACCCTTTTATGAATGAATGCCTTATGTTTTGTTTCGGCGTAACATATTCAAGATTCAAAATACTATTATTCTTTTTATTCCCATCTTTGTGATTGACCTGTAATTTTGATTTTCTCACAAAGGTCAACATAACAAGACGGTGAACAAAATATCTAGTATGGGTGCCGTTCTTTATCAACGATACTTTCAGATATCCCTTGTCGTGAAGGCTTTGAGGTATGAACCTCAATTCAGGGATGCAAAAAACGTCACCTTTATTTGAAATTAAATATCGACCACGGAACCCCGGGATCACTTCGAATTTTTCTTTTAGCTTTTCCAACGTTCACCTACTTCAATCACGCACAAGCCTTGCGACTTTGCGTAGTCGGTACAATTCTTCGTTCCCGCACCGCCGGGGAACGATAACAACATTGCGTCTTTGTTTTCATCAATCATTTGTTTGTTTCTTATGGGACCGCCCGCGCGACCGTGTTCAGAGGGGTAAGGATATTTCTTTTCTTTGATGCCATTAAGTTCAGCGTATTCACTTGCGAAGGTGTCAGCACCTTTGCACTTACCGTGAACAATCAAAGTCGGATTAATATCACTAAGCACTTCCCACACTAAATTAACATCGGTGAAATTGCGCCCGCCCGTGACGATTACTTTCATTCTTTATCGCCTAAAAAATTTAATTGATCTTCATTGTTGTTATCAACGAAGGGTTGATAAATACCTTCCCAAGTAAGAAGCCCGCCCGTCTTTTGAATCAAAGCGAACGCCATATGTGGGCGTGGTGCCGATCTAAAATTCTTCCAGTGACTTACGGTTGTGCCTTCGACATTCAATTGTCTTGCGAGTTCATTTACGCCGATGTGTTCGATGTATTTTTGAAGTGTGAACATTTAACCCCCCTTTTATTGTTAATGCTTTTTTTGTGTTTGACAGCCCAAGAAAGCTAACTTATATTACCGACACTGTAAACATTGAATCAATGGATATAAAAAAAATGATTAATCTTCTTCATGGCGATTGTTTAGAATTAATGAAATCTATCCCCGATAAGTCGGTTGACATGGTTTTATGCGATCCACCTTACGGGACGACTGCCTGTAAATGGGACAACATAATTCCATTTGATCCGATGTGGAATGAATTAAAAAGAATTACTAAAGACGTGGGGGCTATTTGCTTGTTCGGAAGTGAGCCGTTTAGTTCACATTTAAGATTAAGCAATTTGAAAATGTTTAAATATGATTGGGTGTGGAAGAAATCAAGAGCAGCTAATTTTTTAAATTTAAAGACGTCGCCTTCCAAAAAACACGAAATAATTAGCGTTTTTGGGGGGAATAAGTATTTTCCTGAAATGATCCCAATGGATGAGGTGCAAATTAGAAAACAGGGAAACTATAAATCAAAAGAAAAAGTAGCAGACTTATATGGTAATACGAGACTATTTAGGGGAGAAAAGAGAACTCACACTTTCCCGTCGTCGATCCTTGAATTTCAATCCGTCAGTACAAGATATAAAACAGAATACGCCGGACATCCCACACAAAAACCAGTAGCACTTTTAGAATACCTTATAAAAACATACACACTTGAAAATGAAACAGTTTTAGATTTTACCATGGGTTCTGGTTCTACGGGCGTTGCTTGCGTAAATCTTAACCGTAAATTTATTGGAATAGAAAAAGATGATAAGTATTTTAAGATTGCACAAGATAGAATCGAAGACGCATGGTGGGCGAAGTAATGCTTCGAATAGAACATAACGGTAAGAAGTGGATCGCTACACTCTCGATCGACCAAAAAAAGAAAGTCATCGACGCGGGCTTCTTATGGGATGAACATGAAAACAAATGGGTGGGCGGTCCGCGAAATGCTTATCGCCTTTTTGATAGCGTTGTTGATTTACATAAAGACCAACTTTTATCTGAATTAAGAATCACTATTCAAAATTACAATAAGGATATTCTTTACCCAACACAAAGAAATATGATTCCGTTTGCGCATCAACTTGAGGGGGTTCGATGGATTCTCTCACGCCGATCTTCTTACATAGCTTATGAAGCCGGACTAGGTAAATCAGCCCTTGCACCTTTATGTATCAACACGCTTGACGGTCCCACTCTCATTATATGCCCATCGTTTTTAAAACTAAATTGGGAAGATGAACTTGAAAATTGGTTGATCGACTTTCATCACATACAAATCTTAAAGAAACAAAACGACATCTTGAATCCGAACGCTGATATTTATATCGTGCCCGATTCACTTCTTCACGTTCACAAATTTCGTGATCAATTCTTTAAGCTGAACAAACGTTTCAAATATATCTTTATAGATGAAGCCCACCGCTTTAAGTCTGAAGATGCAAGACGAACGATGTCCCTTGTCGGGCGGCGTGATGTGAAACTAGGCAAGGGAAGGAAGGCTGAAAAAGTTTTCTGGAAGGGCTTTCATCACATTGCCGACCACATAATTGATTTATCAGGAACGCCGATGCCGAACCGTCCGCTTGAATTATATCCTTTGATATCCCGCCACGCACCCCACGCCCTAAACTTCCTTGATCCCCACCGATTCGGCACTCGGTTTTGTGCGGGATTCGAAAGCGATTGGGGGTGGGATTACACGGGCAATTCTAACCTTGAAGAACTTCACGACATCTTAACTAGAAATTTTATGTTAGTGAAACGCAAGCGTGATTGTCTTGATCTTCCTAAAGTCTTACCGCCGAAAGTTATCTTCATCGACGACAATCGCGGGAAGCTTGTCAAAGATGAAATGACTCTCCTAAGTACGTTAAGGATCACCGACATTCTTAAACTTGTTTCATCACAAGACGCCGCATTCAAGCGACGAATGGAAGACGCGCTTGAAGACAACCCCGAGATCGGCGGCTTCGGTTTCATTTCTGAACTTAGAAAAATGTTAGGGCTATCAAAAGTTAAAGCATCGGTTCAAGTGATCAATGAGTTAATGGAAGACCGGAAAAAACTTGTTGTCTTTTGTTGGCATAAAGAAGTTGCGGACAAACTATGTGATGAATTGAAATCATATAAGCCGTTAAAGATTGTCGGCGGGATCAGCGATAAAAAAAGACACGACATTGTAAAACTTTTTCAAACTGAAAACGATCATCAAATTTTAGTTGCGAACATACAAGCGGCGGGGGTAGGTATCACACTCACAAAAGCTTCACTTGTGGTCATGGTCGAACGGTCTTGGGTGCCCGCCGAAAATGATCAAGCCTTCGATCGTATTGATAGGATCGGGCAAGATGAAGAAGTTCAGTGCATATCATTGATCGTGAAAAACAGTATCGACCACATGATTATGAACGCGCACATTAATAAGAACGAAGTTATTAAAGCGGCAATCAAGCCGCGTATATAAGGGGATAGAATATGTCTGAAAAGAATTTAAAAGTAACTGAACTAAGAAAGATCGTCTTCGCTGAAATGAACGTCGCTTCATACCGCGTGAAAGTATTCAGTGAATTACTTGCTGAACTAGACGGTCGTCAAGCTGAAGCGACTGAAGAAGAAACGGTTGTTGAAACTAAGACAGCGGCAAAAACAAAATCAAAATCAAAGCCCGTTGCGGCACCCGTTGAAGAAGTAGAAACCGAAGTTGAAGCCGAAGAAGATGATATGTTCGGTGACGACGCTGAAGTTGATCAAGGACCAACACTTGAAGACGTTCGCAAAGTAGTTAAAGACTTCGCAACAAAGTTTGGGAAGGAGCGCGCCCTCAAATTACTTGGGAAATTTAAGGTAACGAGTATTCCAGATATTAAGAAA